GCAACGTCGACAATACAAGCGACCTAGACAAGCCGATCAGCACCGCAACGCAGACCGCGCTAAACGGTAAGGCAGACAATACCGTTACAGTAACGGGCACTAACGGCATACAGGGCGGCGGTGATTTGACCGCTAATCGCACGCTAGAGCTAACAGCCGCGACGATAGCCAGTTTAGGTTTAGCTGATACTGCGTTACAATCAGGCGATCCGGCGACCGATATAGCATACGACAACACAGCGAGCGGGCTAACAGCGACGACGGTACAAGGCGCGATAGACGAGATCGTCGGCATATTGGCTAACGTGCTGGAACTTAACACGGGATCATAAATGGGCATTTTCGACAAGTTTAAGCGACCAGTTGAGACTAAATCCGTCTCGCTCCCCGAGGTCTTATTTACGTTTAACCGAGGCTTCCCACAATGGCAGAAATGGGACACCGAGACCGCCATCGAGGAAGGTCTCAAGGCATCCTCGATCTTTTATGCTTGTTGCAGGTTGCGAGCCGATGCGGTGGCTCAAGTCCCGTGGGTGGTTAAGCGGGCAGTAGGGAACGAGTACGAGGAAGCGGAAAACACGCCGCTCCACCGTTTGATCGAGCGCCCAAATAACTCGTTTAGCTGGTCGGAAATGATGGAGCAGTTAACCTATCATCTGGATCTAGCGGGTAACTCGTACTGGTCGATCTTACGAGCTGGTAATGAGGGATTGCCTCGCGAGCTTTGGACGCTACTTCCGCAAGCTATTAAGATCGTCCCCGGACGCGAGCAGTTGGTCGAGAAGTACCGCTATGACTATCGCGGCACGATCAAAGACATTAACGCCGAGGATATGCTCCACGTTAAGACGGCAAATCCTAACGATTTTCTCTTTGGCTTGCCGACCATTCAGGCAGCGGGTCGCGCGGTAGACATCGACCGTGAGGCTGGGAACTGGCAATACTCGAGCCTACACAATCGAGGCGTATCGGACTACGCGATTATTATCGATCCGACCACAACGCCCGAGCAGGTCGAGCGGTTAAAAGAATTGCACAAGCAACGCAACGCCGGACCAGATAACGCACGGTCTCCGCTATTGTCGACGCGCGACATTAAGACGATGAACCAAACAGCGGTGGAGATGGACTTCGTAAACTCTCGGACTAAGGTTTGGGAAGAGATCGCCTCAGCTATGGGCGTCCCGCTCCCAATGATCGGCGTCCTAGAAAACGCGACGTTGGCTAACGTGGAGACGAGCCGTAAGATTTTCTGGATGGATACAATCATCCCGCTACTGCGTAAGATCCGCTCGCAGTTGAACAGCCAGTTAGCGTCCGAGTTTGGCTTATATCTGGACTACGATCTCTCGAACGTCGAGGCGCTACGCGAGGACTACGGGCAGAAGCTAGAGGCAGCCGAGCGCTTATTCCGCTTGGGCGTGCCGTTTAACCGGATAAACGAGGTGCTAGAGCTGGAAATCGGCGAGATCGAGGGCGGAGATACTGGCTACTTGCCGGCTGGCCTGATCCCGTCCGATTTAGAGCCGATAGAATTGGCGGACGCGGATCCTGACACGTTAAAGCGGATAGCCTACGGCAAATGAGTCCTAATCGCCAGAGAGCGCTCCTAGACCGCCTAGAGGCGCGTTTCGCTAAGACATGGCAGAGGGAAATAGCCCGAGCCATGAGAGCGGCCGCGACTGAGTACGCGAAGTCTGACTCGTTCCTATTGGCGATGGCTAAGCATAAAGAAAACGCGACGGCACTAATCCGCCGGACGTATGAGATCGCGGGGAATGAGTTTGCCCAGCCGATCTACGAAAAAGCGCGCGGGCGCGGCATGGTAACAAAAGACTTTGAGAACTTTGCCCGCATTATGGAGCGCTTCATCCTAACGGTGGGCGCTGACAAGGTTACGCAGATCACAGAGACGACTCAGAGCCAAATTAGGGACACGATTAACGACGGAATTACCGAGGGCTTAGGTGTTGCGGCTATAGCCTCTAACATCCGATCCAATGCCGCGATCATGGCCGGCGTTAGGTCTGCGGTAATTGCTAGGACTGAGACTCACAGCGCGAGCCAATGGGCGCAGGTGGAAGCGATACGCGATACCGGCCTAAGGTTGCGTAAAGAATGGGTGGCGGCGGTAGACGAGCGGACGCGTGTAGATCATATGGACGCGAACGGTCAGATCGTGGGTCCAGATGATGTATTTGATGTTGGTGGTGAGTCGTTAGCGTTCCCCGGTGATCCGGCTGGTAGCGCTGAAAATGTTATTAACTGCCGTTGTGTTTTGAACTTTGTGGAGTAAATGATGGAAATTAAGAGCTTCGAACTTAAAAACGTCGAGGTCGAGGAGCGGACCTTTACCGGTTACGCTGCCGCCTACGGTAACGAGGACAGCGACGGCGACATTATCCAGATGGGCGCTTTTGCTGAGTCGCTGATGAACGACTTTCCGCGTAACAAGATCAAGATCTTGTGGCAGCACAAATCGAGCGAGCCTATTGGTCTCCCCGTAGAGATGCGCGAGGACGAGCGTGGTCTATACGTCAAAGGTAAAATCAGCAAAACCGACCGAGGCGATGAAGCTATGGAGTTGCTACGCGATGGCGTGATCGACTCCATGAGCGTCGGGTTTATGATCCCCAAAGATGGTTACGAATATAACGACGACGGCAAGCGTTTGATTAAACGCGGCCGTCTGATGGAGTTTAGCTTGGTCACTTTCCCAGCCAATGAGCAAGCCGTCGTCCAGTCGGTTAAGGAAGTGAGCGAACGCGAAATTGAGCGAGTCTTGCGAGAGGCAGGATGCTCTAGAACGATTGCTAAGTCAATCGTTGCCAATGGCGTTAAAGGTCTGCGGGATGCAGAGCGCGACGCTAAAGAACTGATCGACTTAATTAACGAACTGAAAGGAATTGTGTAATGGAACTTAACGAAATCAAGTCCTCACTCCAAGAGGCCGTTAGCGAAATCAAAGCTAACGTAGAAGCGCGCGATGCTGAGGTTAAGCAGTATGGTGAAGTTACCGAAGCGACCGCTAAACAGTTGACCGAAGCGACCGACCGTCTCGACCAAATCAAGGCCGACTATGACGGCATGAACGAGCGCCTCGAAAAAATGGAGCTGGACCGTCAAAAGATCATGGCTGGTCATGAGGAAGCTAAATCACTCGGCGAGCAGTTTATCTCGTCTGATGTGTTCGCTGAAATGGCCGAGAAAGGTCGCGCTACTGGCTCAGCCTTCCGCGTGAACAAGACCATTTCAGGCTTGGCCGCATCTGCTGGCTCGCTGGTTCGTCCAGATCGTCGCCCTGATGTAATCGTTCCGCCTCAGCGTCCGGTCTATATCCGCGATTTGCTGCCAACAGTCCCCACCGCTTCTAACGCGGTCGAGGTAATGCGTGAGAACGTGTTCACTAACAACGCGGCTGCACAGGCTCCAAGCTCACCTAACACCGCTATCGGTGCTGGCGAGTTTGAAGCTAAGGCACAATCTAACATCACTTATGAGTTGCTGACTGTACCCGTCCGCACTATGGCGCACTTCGTGCCTGCCTCTCGTCAGGTGTTGACTGATGCCGGCTTGTTGCAAGGCTTGATTAACAACCGCTTGATGCGTGGCCTGTATCTTGAGTCTGATGCCCAGTTGCTCTACGGTGACGGTACTAACCAAAACCTGACTGGCTTGATGGTTGACTCTAGTGTGTCAGACATCGGTGAAATCGCTGCCGGTACTTCGGCCGCTGATCTGCCCGGCGCTATGCTGGATCACATCCGCGCTGCTGTTACTGAGTGTCAGAAAAACGAGTTTTACGATGTTAACGGTGTTGTGCTCAACCCCGCCGACTTCGAAACTCTCGAAACTGCCAAAGGTTCAGACGGTCAGTATATCTGGGTCAACGTCCCAACAGGCGGCGAGCCTCGCTTGTGGCGTGTTCCGGTTATCGTCTCTAATGCCATCACCGAGGGCGAGTTTATCTTGGGTGACTGGACTAGCGGCGCGACTATCTACGACCGCGAGCAAATGGACATTCGTGTCTCCGAGTCTCATAGCGACTACTTCGTTAAGAATGGCGTTGCCATCTTGGCCGAGGAGCGTTACGGCTTCGGTATCGAGCGTCCGAAAGCATACGCTAAAGGCTCTTTCGCCGTTGCGTCTGCGTAATATCGCACTAGGTGAGGGGGAGAGCAATCTCCCCCGACCCTTTATTGAGGGCTTGGAATGTTATATCAGTTGCTAAAAAACTCG